AGAAGTTGCCCCCTTAATATCTCTCATGCTTGCCTGTAAGGCTTCTCCCATATCACTAACGCCAGAAGCTGCCAACCGCCTCATGGAAGCGTTCAATCCGGGCATTATTCTTGAAACGGATATGCCCGCTCCTTCTAAGTTACCCATTAATGCAACAGTTTCATTAAAGTCCAGACCAAGGTTTCTCAGAACGGGACCAAACTCCATAGTTGTAGAAGATAATCGGCTTATGGGAACACCAGTAATTTGAGCGGCTTTAGCGAAAGAATCCAAAGCCTTTCCGCTTTCAGCCGCATCCAGACCAAATAAATCCATAGCGTCAGAAACGCTTTTAATCATTGGGGCTACTTCTGTTCCTGTTAGCCGACCCAAGTCGAGGAATCGCTTTGTTGCTGTTTCTAATTCAGACCCAGTTAATCCAAGTTCGGTATGAACATTGGCAACTGCTTTGGAAACTGAATCAAAGTCTTGAGGAACACCTGACGCAACTGCCTTAAAAGAATCTTTTAGGCTTTCTAATTCCGCACCAGTTGCTCCAGTACCCGCCCGAATATTGTTGGTAGATTTTGTAAACTCGTCACCAATTCTGGTTAAAGCTAAACCCACCCCCGCTACTGCCGCAGAAACGAGCATCACCGATTTGCGAACTTTCTCAAAACTACTTGTAGCCTTACTGCCGTCAGCATTGACTAAAATATTTACTACGTTACCGCTACTCATTTATTTTCCTCTGTGGCAAGACTTACCGCATGAAGCATTTTCAACAGGCTGACATCTTCTTTAACTATCGCAGAAGGTAAACAACTGTACCTCTGACAAATCCCATCTATTAATTCGGCTGTAGCTAAAAAATCGGGCTTAACAATCGGATTTCCATCACGATCCGTACCACCCTTGGTCGCTTTCCACCGCAGGATGTCAGCCTCTAAACTTCCCCCACTTGCGACACGTTTTCAGCCCATGCCGTGACAATAGCGATGCAGATATTAGGTGGTAAGGTCATAAATCCGTCACCAGTTGCAGGAACCATTTCCATGTCTTCATCGACCATATTCCAATCCTGCAAAACATCATCTCCAAATCTTTTGAACTGGTAGGTCATGTCTTCTGCTGTAGCATCCTGTATTCCAATCTTTTGAAACTCTAGAAACAGGGACAACGGGACATCTAACTTAACGCGTACATCAAGACCGTGGAATTCGCTTGTCTCAGGGAACTGCAAGTTCGCCTCCCGTCTTTGTAAGACGAAAGGCGAGTGCATCTTCACATTCATTTTCTTGGTCGTCATGAAGCGGTACCCCAAGTAGGTACGGTTCCGCTCTGAAGGTTCAGAGTAGCTGACGAGGTCAATGACCCATCGTTACCTCTGGAAATATTATAGTCAGCAACAAGACATTCGGCTTCCAGTTCTGGATAGCCTGTCGTGTCGCCACCAATTGCAATCGTCACCGTTCTGGTTCCTGATTTCGTTTTAAAAACGTCATGGCTTTTATTACTAGCCTTATCAAAAATCATACTGAGAGAGATTGACAAATCCCCTAGCCCGATGAGCCTTTCCATAGCACTCTTGGAAATAGTCGTAGCATCTAACAAGTTCTGAGAGTTTCCAATCTCATAATTCGTTATATTGTCACTTATATCCCTTGCGGTTCCGCCGCTGTCATCCACCGCTATATAATCCCCTAATCCCGTTTGTTTTGCCATGCTTAACCTCCTATAGTCTGCACAAGGCGACTGCTATTTTTGCGTTGCTAAATGTACCTGTCGTTATAACCTTTAAATATCTCGCCACACTACCGCTCATTACAAGCCTTTCCGCTGATGGTGCGCCCGCCGCCGCAACCGTTGAGAACGTGATTAAATCTGAATATGTCCCACCGCTTGATGTTGCTTCTTGGATTTTTACTATGACACTTCCAGACGCTAAAGACATAATCTGACAATAACCAGATGCCCCATTTGAAGAAGAGGCTCCACTATCAACAACGCTTCCCGATCCTGCTGAAGAATGAGTGTCATCATGAGCGGTTAACATCTGACCAAACTCACCACCCATTCCATTACCGGAAAAGGTTGAAGAAACCGTCATTGCCGAACCCTGAGATCGAGACACGTTATAATCTGCTTCCTTGGCTGATATGCCAACAGATGGATCACCCGCCGCTGAACTCAAAGCGACTAAAACAACTTGATCCGCAGTTGGTAATTTCCCTGAGTTAGAACTGAATGTGGCATGAATTTTATTTGATGCGTTGTCAAAATATCCACTAACCCCAATAGAGCCATCGGCACGTCCCACCATTCGGGTCATAGCGGCATTTTCCAAGCAAGTCGTATCCATTAATTCTTGCGTATATCCCGCCCCATCTAAAGCATTTGCATCCCCTGAGAGATCATTGCCCATAACATAGAGCCTGACATTTAATCCTGATTCTTTAGCCATTTGATTCTCCTACGGCGTGATCGTTACGTCACCATAAATTTGTACTGTTAATGGAACATCTAAAGTCTTATATGCCACACCGCCCATATCGGTATATGCCGTTGTCATATCCCCGATCTCTATATCTTGCACATTTCCTGCCAGATCAGAATCACCTCTTAATGCACTATCGATATTAACTGCCGTATTCCAAATATCCAATTCCAATGTTTCTCTAACATCTGCTGATGCTTGCATCCGAAAATATGACCTGATCATAAATTCTGTTTCACTTGATTCATCTGCCAATGTTAAAAAAGAAACTGACCTTCTGACCATCCAGAACGCAACCATCGGAGTACCAGAAATTGATAGCGGCTCTCCTCTTAGGACTGCTGTAAATGAAGGGCTACTGACAGTTCCCAATAATGCATCTATTCGATCTAATGCACCTGATCTACTCAATTCAAATACCTCTTGATATTAAACTTCATTATGTCTTCAGCCCACTTGGGTTGTTTTCGTAATTCAAGGAAAATTTTTCTAAACATAAAGTAACCCTTGAACCGACTTCGCTTGTTTCTAGATGAAACGCCTTCCACCCAACTGGCATAAACTACATTTCTGCCATATCGATGCGCCCCTGCGTCTATCTGTGCGTATAAGTTTTTAATTAAACCCCCGCCGACAGCACTTTTTAAATATCCAGTTCTAAATCCATGCCCTCGCACTAATTGGTCACTAACTTTCCCTGATCCAATAGCGGCTATTTCTTCAAGAGAATCATTTAACGCTTTCGCAAATTTAATATTGCGATGATTAAAAAAGTTGCCTTGAAATTCCATTGTCACTTCGTTAGCCATTAAAAGAACACCATCGAATTAGCGGACTGACCTCTGTATTCATCGAGTGCTTTTAATGTATTTTTAGCATCTAAATCAGATCGGGTTATTCCCATTTCTCCAGTTCCAAGAGTCTGAATAACTCCCATATCGCGATCTCTAAAAAAGATTTTCGCTAAATCTAAACAAACCTGAGAAACCAATGCGGGATAATCGTATACATAGACTGACGCACCCCCAGAATGGGTTGCCGCTGTTGTACCGTTGACGCCTCTCTCTACCGTAAGGGTATTACCACTTATTGAAGTGATATATAACTGCTCAGAATCAACCAGTATTGTTTGTGCCGCTCCCAGACTACTTGAACTTGTAACGCTTACAGATGTTGCGGTAGTGCTTGATATTGCATCAGCAGTTGTTTTCTGTGGGCTTGTATCATTTGCATAGCCCCAGACGCCCGCTATAGCGAGCGTTTGCTGTCCTGCATGGAAAGACTTAGCTGTGTCTTCATTAAGCTGTATTTCGACCTTAGGGCTATCATTATAAGGAAGTAACCAATAGTCATTATCATAGCCCGCAGTTAAAGTCTCTGAAGCGGACCGATCTGTCGCTTTATAGCTTGTTACTGTGGTCGCTGATATAAGCCACTTATCGAGTGGCAGTATATTGGTATAGTGGCTCGATGTACCAATGACTGAGTTTTGAGTTCCGTTAACGATATTTTGACGGGTGTGCCGCAACGAGCCAGAACCAATATCAAAGTATCTAGTTTCTGTAACAGGACCAAAACTATACATACCAACGTAATTATCAATACGCCTAGATGATGCTTCCAGAATTCTGCTTATGATTGCAGAGTCACTCGTCCAGTTAGAAGAATATGACGTACCCGCAATATAATCCCGTAAATCATCAGCACTGCTATATGTATGGCGTGTTGCCATTATTTATTTTCCTCAGTTTCAACTTGCTTATTTTTAGGCGTTGATAACTTTTTGAAATATTCGGCATATTCTTTCGCTTGCTTGGCAGAAATATCGTATTTCTCCCCTTCACTATAGAGTTGCCCCGCTAGTGTAAATTCTTTAATACATTTAACTTTCATTTGCTCATCTCCAAGGGACTAATCGGGGGGGAATATGAAGTCCAAAACCCCCGACTAGCCCCACTTGTTTTCCTGCTCCGCTATTAACTAGCGGCGGCTCTGCACATCTTGAAGGCGGCGGCAAGCGTCAATTGCCCGTCCCCTCTTCTGGAAGCATAGAAACCCACCTGATCTGTATTCATAAATTCCGAATCATTTCGTCGGATTGTGAATCCGGCTCTATCGAATATCGCATATTGCTTCAGGTCACCAAAGAGAGCAATCCTCTCTGTAGCCGTGATGTTTCCACCAAGACCGTGAGCCGAGTCGACCATTACATTGGGTCGCCCAAGTATGAAATTGGCGGGAGCCGCTGTCAGATCGGGAATCGCGTG